TATGTTGATGGGAGCCTAACGTGGCTGAAGCAATTAAAGTTCTTGGTCAGTCTGCACCTTCTGCGACGACAAACACTTCGGTGTATACGGTGCCGTCGGCAACGGAGGCGGTAATTTCGACGATTGTGATTGCGAATCGTGCGGGTACTGCGGGGACGTTTCGTTTGGCGGTGCGCCCAAATGCTGCGTCGCTTAGTGACGAGCACTACCTGGCATACGATGTCCCGTTGGCTGCCAACGACTCGACGACGTTGACGCTTGGTATTACGATGGATGCGGCTGACGTGTTGACGGCGTATTGTTCGTCGTCTGACATGTCGATCAATGTTTTTGGTACTGAGATTTCTTAGGGGATAGTCGTATGTCTATCCGCAGGCTGTCTACTTCTACGCTGACCGAACAAACCCGGTACGCCACAATGTCTGGCGGTGCGGTACTCCCGTTCGATATAAACTTCCTGGTTATCGCAGGTGGCGGGGGTGGAGGAACGCGCCACGGCGCAGGCGGAGGGGCCGGTGGGTATCGTTGCTCTGTTTCCGGCGAAAACTCTGGTGGTGGTGCTTCCGCTGAAACCCCAATCACTTGGACCACACCAGGCACAACTTACAGTCTTATCGTTGGGGCCGGGGGAGGAGTCACGAGTTCAAACGGTGTCAAAGGTTCTGGGAGTACGTTTGCCACAATAGTTTCCGAGGGCGGTGGTTTAGGTAGGGCAAAAGGAAGCACTGTTAACAACGATGGCGGGTCCGGTGGAGGGGGCACATATTCAGGCGGCACGGCAGGCGGCTCGGGCACACCCAATCAGGGTTTCGACGGGGGGACAGGAAACGTCAGCGTCGATAGACACGGAGCCGGAGGCGGTGGAGCCGGACAGGTTGGTGGAAATTGTACGACTAACGCTGGCGATGGGGGCGACGGCGTAAGTTCTTCAATTACGGGCTCGGCTGTCACTCGCGCAGGTGGTGGCGGCGGGGGACGATACGACCCTGATGGCGGTTCACCAGGAACCGGAGGAGCCGGTGGCGGGGGCAACGGAGTCTCAGGCAACAGTACGGCTGGGAGTGGAACAGTAAACACAGGCTCGGGCGGAGGCGGCTCGGGTGGAAACGGTGGAGACGGCTCGGGCGGTTCTGGCGGTTCAGGTGTCGTTATCTTTACCGTTCCGACTGGCACGAGCGTGTCCTTCTCTGGCGGTGTAAATCAAACTTCCAGCACTGTCGGCTCAGATGATGTTTACACTGTGACGGCTACTTCTACGACTTCGGAGACGGTGACTATCGGATGAGCCACTTTGCCAAACTAGACGACAACAATATCGTGACCTTCGTGACCGTGGGACGACAGGAGGACGACGGGAAAGAGGCAGAATTGACTGCCCGCACCGGCGACACCTACAAGCAAACTTCCTACAACACGCGTGGCGGTATCCACTACGACCCGGAAACAGGTGAACCGTCTACTGACCAAACTAAGGCGTTGCGGTTTAACTATGCTGGGCTGGGATTTTCCTACGACGAAGAACGGGATGCGTTTATCCCTCCTAAGCCGTTTGAGTCTTGGCTGTTGGATGAGACGACTTGCCTGTGGGTTGCGCCGGTGCCGATGCCCGAAGACGGGCAGGATTACACCTGGGATGAGTCTGCCGGTGAATGGGTGGTCAGTGAATAATGTTGGCTCGTCCGTGGCCTCGGGGAGAAGTAATCCGATCCTCGTGGGGAATGAGGGTTCACCCAATATCGGGTAGACGGAAACATCATCGTGGTGTGGATGTTGCCTATCACGGCGATATATACGCACCGGCAGACGGCGTTATTGTTCACAAAGGCGCAGACTTAAACAAACGCACGGGTGGCGGATACACGCTAATTATCCGTCACGAGTCGCCGCGTGTGTGGACTGTCTACTATCACCTTCGGCAGCCGTCCCACCTGTTGAAGGGGACACGGGTGAAACGCGGTGAAGTGATCGGACAGACGGGAACGACGGGTGCCAGCACCGGCGTACACCTGCATTTCGAGGCACGACGGAGCAGGCAGTGGGGGACGGATTTTGACCCGGAGACTATTCTCTCCCAGGAGTACGCTAACGAGCCGTCACAGCCCGTCTCAGAGCCTCCCAGACGGATTCGGGTACGGATGCCCCAATACGGCATTTCAGGGATTCTGAAGGCTCGTGATGTGCAGGCCGTGAATATGTTTATGGCAGGCCGCCGATGAGTGACGACAACGGGACGAACGGGGTGCGGATTACGACACGCGAACTGTATAACGAACTAGTCCGACTGGCGAAACTCGTGGAACGGTTGGCTAATAGCCTGCCGGATACGGAGACGAAGGTTGAGGATCACGAGGTTCGCATTCGGAAACTGGAACAGAAGGCAGGATGGATTTTCGGTGCACTCGGGCTGATGGGTGCCCTGTTGGGTGTGGTGTCGGTCAGTGTCGGATAGATGGCGGATACGCCGGAAAATCATCATCGGCGTAGTGTTTTTCGGTTTGGCAATGATTGTCGCCGGAGCGATTGGGTTATTTACTGACCGGTTCACGGATACACTGGTTTACGGTGGCGTGACGTTGATTAGTGGTGTGGTTGCGTTCTATCAGGCGATGGCAACATTAGATGATAAATGGCAGGGACAAATGGTTCCGCCGGGAAAGAATGAGGTGAATCCCGATGGGTGAGTTTCTAGCAGGATGGTGGACGGCAAGCCGTCGCCAATGGTTGTATCAGGTTGCCGTGGCAGCGGTGCCATTGTTGATTGCAGTGGGGTTTCTCACGGAGGACATTGCCCAACTGGTGTTGAACGTGTTGGCCGCGGTGTTGGGTGTGGGTGCTTCGGGGATGGCGTTGGCTAACCTGACACCGGATAACGTGTTTAAGATTGCCGTGGAGGTCGATGAGGATGAGTGACCCGTTTGATTCCATTGACCGTGTTGACGGTGTAGACGTGCCTATTGATCCGATGGATTTGGTTTCCTGCGAATCGTGTCAGTAGTGTAGGCTTAGAAGTCCTACCTGGTTGGTGGGATAGAACCCCGGAGGAGCCACCACCTCCGGGGTTTACTTATTTTTCAAGCCACGAATAAATGGTCGCCCGTGTCACACCGGCACGCTTGGCGAGAGAGTCGATGGAGGCTCCGGCTGCGCGTTCGTCCCGGACGTGTTGTTGCAGTTCACGGGTGGTTTTGTCTAACCGTTCCAACGTGAATTGTCTGCGTTGTGCTGTTGTTTCGAGGGTGTCTCTGCCCTCATCAATCATGAAAGTCATGTTCGACACTATACATTAAATAGTGTTCACAACTAGACAAGTTTGGTGTATAGTCCTAACCAGCCGGACGGTGGCTCCGGGCATAGAAGAGGAAACCAAATGGGTTATTTCAAGAATGAACTAATCGCAGGGCAGGAGGAGTTTGACACTTACCGTGCCCGTGTTGCGGCGCGGAAACTGCGTGACCGTGAGAATACGATCTGGTGGCTGTCCGGGGTTTTCACCGGGATTGCCCTCGGAATGATTATCAGTGTGGTGGTGATGTTATGGGTTGGATAATCATGGCAATAGGAGCCGTGCTGGGCCTCTACTTTGCCTTCACGGATTACGCCTTCAACGGTGGTGATTTGCTTGCGCTACTCGTGCTGTTTACGGGGTGGATGATTGCCCTGCGTCAGGATGTGCGCCGTGGTCTCTAAGTTCCCGAGCGGTGAGGCCGCCCCAAATGCCGAACTCCTGGACTGTGTCGATGGCGTAGTCCCGGCAGGCATACAGGAGCGGACATTCAGCACAGAGAGTCTTAGCCGTGTCGGTGGCCTTCCTGCGGAGTTCGGGATCTTCGATGTCCTCCGGGAAGAACACTTCTGGCAGCCGTTCGCACGGTACTTCACCCACGCTGGCAATTTTGAGCATGAGTTCGCTGTGTGGATATCGGTGGTCCAGCATAAACTCAATCGTAAAGGCGATGGAGAGGGACAACAGTGATTAGTGCGGATCGGTTTATTGCCCGTAAGGATGAGGATTTTGACGGGTGGCTTAACGCACGGCGTTATGGTGTGACCGCTACGCAAGTCTCTAATGCTTCGACACCGGCGGGGTTTGAGAAAACCGCTGCTGAGTTTCTTGTCGAATGGCGTGAACCAGACAACGCCTACATGAAGTTTGGTCGGGCGTGGGAATCCCATATTGCGGATTTTGTCGAGGTCGAGTTCGACGTTCACCCGAACGAATGGTTGATTGCGGGTGAGAATCGGAAGCATTTGGCTACACCGGATGGTCTGTCGAAGAACCATGAGTGGATTGGTGAATATAAGACGACGGGTAAGGATTGGCTTACCGTTGGGAAGTTGCCTGCGAGGTATAAGCGGCAGGTTCAATGGCAGTTGCATGTGACTGGTGCTGAGAAGTGTGTGGTGGCGTGGCTACTGCGTGAGGAGGTTGATGGTGAGTTTGTGCCTGCCTGGTTTGAACCGAAGGCGGGTGTTGTGGAACGGGATGAGGAACTCATTTCGGATTTGATTGCAACAGCGGATCGTCTGTGGCGGTTCGTGGAAGGAGAGGGTAAATGACCGAGGTGGAGGACATGGAGTGGATTCCTGCCATCAACATGCTCGCCTATCACGCTTACAAGGCGGGCTGGTATGCGGGTAAGCGTGACCTTACTCAAAGTCAGAGTGAGGATTTGCTAGCCGATGAGATACAAACTGAACTGATTGCGAGGGTTTACCGTGGCGATTGCGGTTGAGGATATTACGAGAGAGACGCTGGACGAACTTGAGTTCCAGTGGGAGCAGACCAGGTTGAAGAATCTGGTACGGGATGAGGTGACGACATTGGGTCGCCGCTATGAGCAGGCCCGCGTGCAGGAGGAGCGGCTTGAGGGCATGTGTATGATTCGTGCCCGTAGGTTGGCGATGTTGGGTTTTGACCGGCGTGAGATTGGGGAGTTGTTTAATGTGACGGCTCCGAAGGTGAATAAGTGGTTGAAAGGAATGGAAGATGCCTAAGTTTTCACTTGACAATTATGAGACCGTGGAGGAACGG